CGATCGAGAAGGTTACCGTAACTGCTAAGTCACGTGCCCTGAAGGCTGAGTACTCACTGGAACTCGCCCAAGACCTCAAGGCCATTCACGGTCTGAACGCTGAGGCTGAACTGGCTAACATTCTCTCCACTGAGATCCTCGCTGAGATCAACAGAGAAGTTATCCGTACCATCTATAAGGTTGCTGAGTCTGGTGCTCAAGTCAACACTGCTCAAGCTGGTACTTTCAACCTTGACGTTGACTCCAACGGTCGTTGGTCGGTTGAAAAGTTCAAGGGTCTGCTGTTTCAAATCGAGCGCGATGCCAACGCTATCGCCCAGAGAACTCGTAGAGGAAAGGGCAACATCATCCTTTGCTCCGCTGACGTTGCTTCAGCTCTGACAATGGCTGGTGTTCTGGATTACACCCCTGCCCTCAACGCTAACCTGAACGTAGACGATACCGGCAACACCTTCGCTGGTGTTATCAACGGTAAGTACCGTGTCTACATCGACCCATATTCCGCTAACAGTGCTGCCACTCAGTACTACGTTATCGGTTATAAGGGCGCTTCGCCTTATGACGCTGGTCTGTTCTATTGCCCATATGTACCTCTGCAGATGGTACGTGCCGTTGGCGAAGACACCTTCCAGCCCAAGATTGGTTTCAAGACCAGATATGGTATGGTCGAGAACCCATTCTCACAAGGCACCACCGCTGGTCTCGGTACTCTGACCACCAACAGCAACCGTTACTACAGACGTGTTGCCGTTACCAACCTGATGTGATACAATCCTTCTTGTGTGAAGGAAGTGCTGAGGGGTCGCAAGACCCCTCTTTTTTTATCTAAATATTTCTAAAACACATAATGTCCACCACACCATTTGCTAGACAGATATCCAATAGGAACTTTATGTCTCCTGTTGGTTTCAAATTTATTATTTCAAAGACTCCAAAGGTTGATTTCTTTTGTCAAGCTGCAAATATCCCTGGTATCAATATGGGAACTGCAGTTCAACCTTCATACTTAAAAGACATTGCAGTACCTGGTGATAAAGTTCTCTATGATGATCTGACTCTTCGATTTCTCATCGATGAACAGATGGAGAACTATCTTGCAATTTATAAATGGATCACTGGTCTTGGATATCCAGAATCAGTTGAACAATATCCCAATCTAAAAAGAGACGATCCATTTTCAGAAATACCAAATATTAACTTTACTGATCCAAGATATTTTGAATTTTCAGATGCAACTCTACAGATTCTGAATAGTAATTTCCAACCAAACATTCTTGTAAAATTCAAAGATATTTTTCCAACTTCATTAACAACATTGGAGTTTGATGCATCGGAAAAAGACTATTCATACTTTACGGCTCAAGTATCATTTAAGTATACGATTTTTGAGATCACAGACAAAAATGGTGTTAGACTGGATAACAAACCAACTCTTGGCGATCCACGGTAATGATTAATCTCGATATGATTCAGTCGATGTGGGAAGAAGATTCCAAGATCGACATTGATAATATGCACGAAGAATCACTTAAAGTTCCACAGCTTCACGCAAAATATCACGAATTGATGAACAACCTCATTCTTCTGAGGTCTAAGGCACGACAACAACAAAGAAATATTCGCCACGAAAGATATGAATATTTTTCTGGAAAGGCTGATCCAGATGTTTATGTTGAAAATCCTTTTCCAAAGAAGATTCGTGATAAAGATACGATGCAAAAATATATGGATGCAGATGAGAAACTTTCAGAATCATCATTGAAGATTGAATATTATGATGTGATGATTGTTTATCTTGAAAGTATTCTAAAACAGATATCCAATAGAACGTATCAGATCAAGAATTCAATCGAATGGCATAAGTTTCAAGCTGGGTACAACTAGACTCAATAAATATTGATAACCTGACATTATATTATTATGTCTCATTTGGTTATCAAGAAGAAGAACGAAGTTTATATTACCGTTGAGTCAGAACCTCACGTTTATCACGAACTATCAGATTATTTTACATTTGATGTACCTGGGGCTAAGTTTATGCCCCAGTATCGAAACAAATGGTGGGATGGAAAGATCCGTTTGTTTGATACAAGAAAAAATGAATTGTATGTCGGTCTAACTGATAAGGTCATATCCTTTTGCAACAGACAAGGATATACTTATGAGTTTGCAGGTAATAAGTTTTATGGATTACCCATAGAAGAAAACTCTATGGTGTCGCCAGAAGGGGTTGCAGACTACATTAAAAGTATCTCAGTACACAAACCACGCGGCTACCAAATTAAAGGTGTCTACGACGCACTGAGAACCAATAGGCGCCTTCTTATTTCACCAACGGCTTCTGGTAAGTCATTAATGATTTATTCTTTGGTGAGATACTTTGTCAGTAAAGAAAAGAATATTCTGTTAGTTGTACCAACGACTTCTCTGGTTGAACAGATGTTCAAAGATTTCCAAGACTATGGATGGGATGCTGATAACTATTGTCATCGAATCTATTCTGGAAAAGAAAAGATTACCAATCAACCAGTTGTCATTACAACTTGGCAATCCATTTACAAATTAGAGAAACCATTCTTCGAAAGATTTGATGTAGTCATTGGAGATGAGGCTCATCTATTCAAATCAAAATCATTGGTCAGTATTATGACCAAATTATTGGACTGTAAGTATCGTTTTGGGTTCACAGGTACTTTGGATGGTACACAGACTCACAAGTGGGTTCTAGAGGGTTTATTCGGGCCCTCATACAAGATTATCAGTACAGATGAGTTGATGTCACAAGGATATCTTTCCAAGTTAAACATCAAGATTTTAACACTCAAACATCCACCACAAAAGTTTGACACCTATGAAGATGAGATTCAATATCTAATTAATCACGAACAGAGAAATAACTTCATCAAGAATTTAGCTTTAGATCAAAAAGGTAACACTCTGATTTTATATTCTAGAGTTGAAAGCCACGGGCTACCTTTGTATGAATTAATAAATAAATTTAAAATCGAAGATCGAAAGTGTTTCTTCGTACACGGAGGAGTTGATACAGAAGATCGAGAAGAAGTCCGAGCAATTACAGAAAAAGAAGACAATGCAATCATCATTGCTTCATATGGAACTTTTTCTACTGGTATCAACATTCGTAATCTTCACAACGTTATTTTTGCTTCACCAAGTAAATCAAGAATCCGAAACTTACAAAGTATAGGTCGAGTTCTTCGTAAAGGAGATAATAAAGTTCAAGCAACTCTTTTTGACATCGCTGATGACATCAGTTATAACACTTCAAAAAATTACACACTGATACATTTAATGGAAAGAGTAAAAATATATAATGAAGAAAACTTCAATTATGAAATACACACTATTCCACTTAAACAATGTCCGATGATTTCTTAGCAGTTATAAAACTGACAACAGGAGAAGAACTTGTAGCTAAAGTATCTTATCTTGATGATGAAGATAAACTTCTGATTGAATGTCCAGCTTTAATGAATACCACAACCATTCGAAGCTTTGGTGTGAGTGTAGTTAAAGTAGAACCTTGGATTAAAACAGGTAAAGAAACCACATATATACTGGGAATGGATAAGATCATCACTATCAGTGAGGTCTTTGATAGAGATATCAATAAACTTTACTCAAAGTTTGTGATGTCTTATTACTACGATATTGAACTTCCAAAGAAAAAAAACAGTATCTCTAAAGATATGGGATACGTATCCAGTGTTAGTGACGCTAGAGCTACTCTAGAGAAAATCTTTAAGAATAGCTAAAGCTTATCTTTCACCCTTAACAGAGTTATTCTAATGACATTCAAGGGTCTTGTCAAGCCCTTTACATTAGTGTATAATGTTGTTATGAATGATAAACAAAGTAAATGTCTGTATTAATGCCAAAGACGAGAAAGAGATCCGAACACTACGTCAATAATAAAGAGTTCCTTGCTGCGATTATTGAGTATAAGGAACGGATTGTTTTGGTACAACAACGAGGAGAACCTAAAC